AGTCCTCAAAGGACTTGATGCTTCCTTGGGCAAGCTGTTCCTCCGCATAGCGGATTTGCTTGTTTATCTCCAGGCTTACCGCCTCGGGAAAATCCATTACCCACCTCGTTGAATATCAGCAGCCTTGTCAATCATCTTGACTTGGTTGTTTTGATTGTTCATGCGCTCCTGAGAAGCGATTCTTTCCTGCTCTAACATCACCTTCTGCGCCTGTGCCTGCTGCTTTAACTGCAACTCAGCAGCATCCATGGCGGCCTCACGCTGCTCACGCTGCGCCTTAATCTGCAACTCAGCCTGCTGCATCTGCACAACTGGATCTTGCTGGGCTTGCATGTTCTGCATCATCTGAGCCTGCTGGCTGTTCTGTGCCAACAGTTGCTGTGCAGCCTGCGCCGTAAGGCGTGACAACTGAACTTCAAAGTCTTCTGGGAGCGTTGTATTAGGTGCCGGTAACGGTACGCCTAATTGCTCCTCAATCTTCCTGCGATACAGGAATGCCAAGTGCTCATTAATATGAGCCTGCGCGGAGGCCATCATTTGACCTGCCATCGGATTTTGTTGCATCTGCTGTCTTAATAATGGGTCATTTAATGCAGCCATATGTACAGCAATATGCGCTTCGTGATCCTGATATATAAATGCTTTTACTGGTTTCATAACCAATATATCCATATTCTCAGAAACCGGATCACGTGGCTCTAATTGTTTTGTAACAGGTATTAATTTATCAATATCTTTAATACCTAATACGCCAAGCATTCGTTTATGAAGCTCTGGAATATCATATATTTGCGGCGATTGTGCAGCTAATTGCAATACTGCTTGATATTGCGTAACGCGCTGCGCTAATGTTGTAGCATTTGGATCTGATACAGGAATTACATCGACATTATCATAATCAGATTGTTTAATTGCCCTACCAATTGGCGAATCAACATCATAATTATATTCAGTCGGTAGATAATCTCTGATAATCGCTGCTAATAACTTAAATTCCTGGCGCATTGAATAATGTAAACGCGCCTGAACCGCAGACATTACCTTTAATGTACGTTCTAATACTGCTAACGTCGTACCAACTGGGGTATTTGCTGATAAATCGCTGATTTGCATATCAGCAGTAGCAGCAAAACGCCTGCCTTCATCAACAATAGTCTGTAATAGCTGGTATAGAACCTGGCTTGGCTCTTTATAGGGTAGCGGAAGGATGTTATCCCTGATGGATCCTGATGGAACATCCACATCGCGGAACTCACCGGGGGCAATTGGCGTGTCATCACCCTTAACTCGCAGGCCGCGGGACTTCAAACCACCTGGCAGGTTGGATAACGTACCCGCATCTACCAACTGGCGGATCAACGAGGTACCGGATTTAGCAAAACCACCCACTAAGTGGATCAAACCGAACCCATAAAACCCAAAACCTGGGATGTAAATGTAGTGGGTATAGTGCATCCGCTTTAATTTCAACGGATCATCGGCATACCAGTTGCGCCTTATCGCTAAAACCTGGCTTGTACCCTTATCAATGGTCACGATATAGGGCAATGCAATACCCGTGGGCCCTTCTTTATCGCTATCTTCAAAGCCAGCAAGGTCTAAATCCACGCACATTTCGATGATTCTGTACCGATCATCCATCGTGGCAGACATACCCTGCTCTTCTGCCTTACGTTTTTCGATGTCATCAAGCATCCCTGACGGTTCGCCCAGATCAACATCTCTATAAAACCCTGCGTGCTGAAGCTTTTTCACCTCATTCTTAGTCTTCCGCATGATCTGTGCAATACGCGGTGAAGATCTAAGATCGCTTGCGCCATAAGGAACCACGATATCCTCGGCCGGCACAAACATAGACACCTGTCTGCCCAAGGCCGGATCGTAGTAAACCTTCTTAAATGCTGATCCTGCTAGTGCCAAAGACCACAACATCTTTTCATGCTCAGGGCGATACTCTGGCATCTGCTCTGTCAGGCGCCAATTCATATCCTCCTTTACACGCTCTGCTGCATCTTCCTTATCCTTGGTGAGCTTACCAACGATTTGCGTCTTGACCGGGCCCGACGCAGGAAAAGTCTCCATGATCGATTCAGCTTGGAACCTTACAGCCGCCTCAGAAAGCAATGGATAGAACACACCACAAGCACCAGGCCATGGTTCTGTCCTATCCTCATACTTCATACCAAGAAGCTTTAGCCCATCAACATAGGTATCAACCCATTCTTTCCTTGAGGACTGGTCGGTCTCAAAGTCTTCAAGCAAATCACTGGCTATCGTTGATAACTCTCGGTCATCAATATATTCAGCAAGATTAGCGTCATGATCTTCGGGCTGTTCACGTTCTGGCTCAAAGATAATCTCTACGCCATCCGTCGATATAGCAACTGACTCTGGGTCTTCAATCTCAATTTCAATTTCAGTGGGCGCATCCATGGCGGCGTCTAAACCCAACGGCGCAGGATAAAGTGCAGGTTCCATCTTGGCTCCTAGTAATAAGCGACCTTGCGGCGATACATCGGCTCTCGATCTTCGTCATCCGATTGTAGGCTCAAGAACCCGCCAGTCCTAAATCGTAGTAAAGCTTGGGTCATAGAATCGCAGTTATGAACCAGTACGCCATTCGCAAAATAGCAACTAGCCTTATTAACGGTCAAGTTATAAACAAAGGTTTTTTCTGCGTTCTCGATTATGGGCTTGATTGCACTCTCGACCACAATATTTCTTTTTTGTTTGTACCGTAAAGAATTGTGTATTGCAGTGCAAACATTGGTAAGGCTTACTAAGCTGCTCTTCGCGTAATTTATCGTTCCGCTTCTTAGACGTGCAGGCTGTTGAACAAATAACCTTGCGTGAGTTGTTGCTCTGAAACAATTTTGAGCAAACCTCACAAGTCCGACTGACCATAGGCTTTTTGGCTCGCCATTCAGGGTCACGTTTGAGGATGCTTCTTTCGGCGTGCTTCTTATGCCATGCAATACCTTCTGGGCTGCTATGCCATGCTGCTGCCAAATGCCTAATGCTTTCAAGATGCTCTTTAAAAAACTCTGTTTTCCCACGGGCAACGTACTCGTCAAAGTGCTTTGACCTGTGCTCTTGGAAGCTAATGCACTCCAAGTTTTCCAGTCGATTATCTGTTGCGTCCCCATTTTTGTGGTGAATTTGGTGGCCTGTTGGTATGGGGCCATGGTGAAATTCCCAGATGTTCCTGTGCAATAAACCGTTTGCCCCTGAAAAATACTTCCGATGGCTAAGTTGTTTTGCATTGGGATACCTGCGGTACCGATACCCATTAAAGACAACAACCTCGACTTGAACCCCTTTAGACGCAAATCCCATGATAAACCCCCTGTAGTGGATTGCATGAGAATAGCATCCGTAGGATTTATCTGCCCCGCAGGAATCCAGCCTCTTTGTGTTGCAACTGGGTGGTTTGGTGTTATTTGTAGGTATGTATTCCCAATATTAAGCTTGATGGTTTTTCGCTTACCGGTGCATTTAGCATCCGTAACTTTGCATGGACCTTCTGGCGTAGCAACCATTTCCCCTATACGTATCTCATCAATACGTTTTAGGCTACCGTCGGCCATGGTAATCATGGTTTCCCCTGCTAAGCACAGGTCATCATGCTCACCAGCAGGAAAAGCAGCAACCTCTTCAATTAGCTCATCAGCAAATTTACGCTCCGGCACCCATATCCTTCCCGAGGCAAATAGATCAGACACCGCATTCAGGCGGACGACTTTGTCGTTTCCTTTCGTGGGGCTGTACTCACTGACAGGGATCCCCATACGCCTGAGTTCAAAGATGAGGGGACTTCCTGCTGCTTTTGCTTCAACCAGAAATACATCTGGCTCCCACTCTTTGTAGGTTTCATAAGCCTTCTGCTTAAGCTCTGGGAACTCATACCGATCCTTAAATGCATCTAGCAAAATAATATTGGTATCACCCTCTTCCGTAGTCCACACACCCCAAGTTGTACAAGCCGAAAAGTCCGCCCGGGTGCTTTTCAAAAACGCCGTATCCCAACTCTGAATAATAAAATCGACCGGCGGTGGCCTGTCATGCTCCCACCGCATCCACCACTCTCTCTTAACAATCGCACCTTCTTCTGCCGTCGGCTGCTGCTGATACTGAGCATTCCACTTACTTACCGGAAGCTCATCCTTCAACGCCATTAATTCTTCTAACTTCCAAAACTCTGGCCACACCGGTTTCCCAGAAGGCATGATCGCAGGAAGCTCAATCACCTCCCACTCATCACCACCCCTCGTCTGACTTGCTTTAATAACCTGCCCGGTAAGGTCTCTCAACGACCATCGGGTCATTACAATAATTATAGCACCCCCAGGCTGTAACCGCTGCCGTGGACCTGACGTATACCACTCATAAACCGAATCAAACACATCTGGCTTATGCGCCGCCAGTTTCGCTTCTTGCTCAGAATGCGGATCATCAATAATTAATAAGTCCGCACCCTTACCTGTAACCGATCCACCCACCCCAATCGAAAAATATTCCCCGCCCTTATTCGTCGCCCACCTGCCCGCACTCTTGTTATCAGCCTTCAACTTCACATCATCAAATACAGCGTGATACTCCTCTGAATCAATCAGGTTCCTAACCTTCCTACCAAACCCCACAGCTAATTCAGCAGTATGTGAGGTCTGTATTATCTTTTTGTTTGGATTTTTACCCAAAAACCAAGCAGGTAATAAATAACTGGCAAATTCCGATTTTGTGTGCCTCGGTGGAAGGTTAATTATTAATCTTTTATTATGCCCATTAGCTACATTTTCAAATGCTTTGGCTATTACCTCATGATGTCTACCCGGTATAAACCCCGGCCACATCCTTTTCACAAACGTCATGAAATCATTTTGCGCCAGGGTCTTAGCATCCTCCCGCTCCAGTTCCTCTATCTCCTGAAGCAATACCCTCTTCTCATCCTCAGTAAGCAGATGAAGCTTCCCGGCGGCTGCTTTAGCCAACTGCCTAATGTCCATCCTTCCTCCTCACAACCCTAACACTCCTACTCTTACCAGGCGTCCTCTTCAAATACCCCTGCTTACACAAACTCTTCACAAGCCTATGCACATTACTCTTACTATCCTGAAGTAACACAAACCGTATATCGTCATACGACGGACCAAAGTGATACAACTCCCACCAAGTCTTCACCGCCAACAATACCTTAGCCTCCGCCTTCGTCATCCCTCAACCTCTTCTGCACCTCATCCCTAGCTTCCTCCCTAGGCTGCCACTCTATCTTCGGCACCTCCCCCATCGTCT